TGCGCCGAAGAGTCCTTTTCGTCAGACATGACAAGCCCGACAAGGTTCATCCTCCGCATCATGTAAGATTCGATAAGAATCCAACCTCGCATTCTTGTAACGGCCTCAAGGTCGTTCCCCCACTCGATCTGCTCCCCCTCCGAGATACCTGGGGGGGCCTGGTCCATCTTTTTTTTGACTATGGAGGTATCTGCCGCCATTAAAATCTGTCGTTTGATTTCGGCACTCGGTATTGTCTGCATGAATCCTCATTTTTTCTTGTGTTTACCCGTTACCGGGTTCTTTTTGTGCTTCGAGTTCCATATCTTTGCAGCCTTGGTCTTTGCCGCCTTGACACTCATGCCGTCCTTGATGAACTTGTCCCTAAGCCGTTCGTAGCCTTCCGGCATCAGAATGATCCCCCGTACATGACACCCGCCAGCTCGTCCATCTCGCCCGGTTGTCCAGGGCCGGACATCTGGGGCGGCGGTAAAGCCTGTTGCTGGTTCAGCTTGATAAGAATCCTGTCGGTGTTGCGGACGCCCGTAGCCTCAAAACCTTCCTTCATGGCTTCGTACAGGTCAACCGTGAACGGGGTGATGTTGGTCTGCATCATCTGGGGAGGGACCGCCTGCACCATTTCCATGGCGGCCCGGACCTGCTGTAGCCTGATTTCCTGGATGTTGGTGACAGAACTGCCGACAGGCTTAAAGTGATAGAACCGCCTGATGTCCTCTTCCGACAACCGGAAGAACCCCGCGTCCTTGTCCCCTATGATCGCCTCATAGGTTGCAGGGTCCATGTACCGACGGGTGAGAAGGATTATCCGGGCGGCAATGTTCTGGAGGGTGGTGAACTCTGCCAACTTGACAGCCAGATCCAGCCGATTTAAAGAAGCCTGCTGGATCTTCATGACCGTGGTGGGCTGCTCTGAATGTTTAGGGGTCATCCCCCTGGCGTACCCGAACAGGCTCAGGGCATTCTCCATATCGTGCTCTCTCATTGCTTCTTCCTGATATGAAGATGAAGTCACGTCCCCCTGCTCTAAGGGTTCTATATCGTTCAGGTTTTCAAGCGGCCAAATGGCCCCCGGATAATACTTAATCAAGTCAAAGTTAATGTCGGCCCCGGATCGCGCCTTGACGACCTGTTGAAGCACTAAGTCGATATTGTCCCGCCTGGCCGACCGGATAAGGTTCTTGTCCTCCTGAAGCACTTCCAGAACTTCCGGTATGCCCATACCGAAGAACTCAAGCGGCACGGGCATGTACTTGTACTGGACAATAGGCAGTTTGTAGGGGTAGGGTTGTATAATGTTTTCTTCCGCCGACCCTAGATCCTGCTCGATCATGCTCTGGGGTTGCGCCGATTTGGGCACATTGCTGTCCCGGAGAATAACCTTCCGGTCCGCAAACGTGATTACGTGTCCCCCACTGAAATAGTGGATAATCTCAACGTCGTTATCGTCCACCCGGTAGGCGGTCATGCCGACCTGCTCCAGTAGGCGTTTATGCCACTGGGCGTCATCCCCGCTGGACGATGAGGGAGTCTTCAGTTGGTTGACGTTCTTGTAGACCCCGCGCTTCCCAAGGGTTTTTATTTCCTCCAAAGACGCAAATTCCCGAACGAACACCCCACGGGCCTTTGTCACCCGTCTGGCCCCGGCAATCGGCATCACGTCCCAGAAGTCCGTAGTCTTCAGCAGGGGGCGAAGGTACTGGCCGTCAGTCGTGAACTTTGGGTACACCCCCATATAGGAAGTCCCGAAAATCATCCCCCCCTTGAAATAATCAGTTATTTCCTCAAAGAACTCCGTATCCTCATGGCTCACCTGGTAGTCAAGGCACTTGGAAATCTGGTCCCCTATGAGCATCGGGTCGATCTGTTCGTATTGGGAGAACATAAGACTCGTTTCTCGCGGAATCACAGCGAAGAAGGGCATCTGGGCAAACAGCGTCCCCATCATAATCGCCGTGGAATCCTCCGTGAAAGCCAGGATGTCCCTGGATCTCACCCGGTTCACGTAAGGCCAATCTTCCTTATCGACCGCACTCCCGAACCGATAGAGCCTATAATGCCTCTTGGCCCGGTCGAAGTATGGCCGGCAGTAATCCTCAGAATTCTGAAGCCTCTCAAGAAGCCATTTCAGCTTTGCAAAATCTGCGTCACTTGGTTTTCCCATTTTATGCTATTTCTCCCCTTCTCCTGGCCTTGTACGCCTGTTCCTTCCGCGCCGTCAGGATATCAACCGCCCTTGCTTCCTCTTGCGGGTTCATGTAAACCGGCTCCTCAAGGCACATGTACCGGACAATGTCAGAGAAATCCTTGAACTCCTCGGCGGGCTTGTCGTGCCCCTCCTTGTACTGGTAGTTGAACAAATGATGAATCGGCCCCCCCGTCCCACGACAGCCCTCTTTGGCGAACAGGAGGCCGGGTTTCGTCTCGCCCTCCAGGGTGGAATGGTGGGGTTTCAGGTATTCCCTGACGATCTTATGCCCCAACTCCACGTCACCGGGGCTGGAATGTGACAGTTTGATGAACCCCAGGCCCCGTTGCCTTAATTCGTCTTCCCAACACTTCCCCTCCATCTCCGTCCTGGCCCCGTACTTGGCATCAAGAACCGACCATTTGGCCTTGGAATACCCGTGGTGCGCCCGCTTTTCCTTGATCTTGCGAACAATCGTGTCCAGATCGTCATTCTTCAGAAGCAAGAAGTCGTAAAGGTAAATCCTGTGCCGCACCTTCCCGAATATCTCGATCTCTTCCGGGGAAACCGCCGCGAACAGGTAGCAAGTAGGTCTCGCATCGTGCGGGTCGATCCCCTCAATCTTCATCCAGTTCCGTGGAATCTGGAAATCGTCGTATTGGTGCAGGTCTCGGTCCAGAATCTTGTAAACCAGCCCGCTAAGGTGCTTCCAAAGCCCCTTTTCCCTGGCTTCCCTTTCCTCCGGGTCCAGGGTTTTCAGGTACTCGTCTATCCCGGCCTTCGCCATGAACCCCATCGTCCGGTCACATTTGGGACATTTACTGATGGGCCTCAGAAGTCGATATTCTTCGTCCAATTTGCGGTTCTCGGGGATGTCCAGTTGGCACTTGAAGCACCAATCAATACAGTTCTCCCAAATTTCGCCCCGGATAACGTAAATCTCGTCGTCTTCCCCACCGTTATTCGCCGCCTTCAGGCTGTACTCGTCATAGATGTACGCCTCTTTCAGCGGGGTCATGGTGAACCAGGAAGGTGCATTGCTGACAATCTTCCCCCGCTCCGCCGCCTGCAAGGTGGGTTTGGGGGGTGGCTCGTCCCAATGTATCCAGTCGGAATCAATACCCTCGAAATCGTCGGCTTGTTGGTCGTAACTCCTTATAAATATTTCAGAACCGCACTTCTTCCCCTCATGATCTGTCTCAATAGTGAGGTGTTGGATAACGCCCTGCGGGTTCTTCTTCGCCTTGTATCTGCACGTCTTGGGAATCAGCTTCTTGAGCGTCGGCCAGATCTTCTCGGTAACAGAATGGGAAAGAGTCTCGCACCCGATAAGCCCCTTGTTCGGTATCTTAATCGGAATCTTGTAGTCAGGGTCGTCCTCATCCAGCCACATCCGGCAACCAAGGGCATGGGCAATGTCCTCCGCTATCCCGATCTCCGTCTTCCCCCCCTTGTTGCCGCTCTCGTCCAGCCTTCTCCTCGGAGTCACACCCCTGGAGTTCTTGGACCGGATGAACCGCTCCTGCATCTCGTTCATCTCAAGAAAAAAAAGCGGGTACTCCCGCTCTAACTTCCCCCCAATACCCTCTAGTGTCCCCGCTGCGCCTTCCGCTTCTTCCATTCCTTAATGGCCCCCACAATCACCGCCACATTCTCCGTGCTCTCCCCACGCTCCAGCCGCTCCTTGTCGTACTTAATCCCAAAATCCACCCCCAACGCCCGGAACCAGTTCATCGACTCGCCAACACTAAGCCCCTCAATATCATCATCACTTAGCTTAGCGTCCCTAAGCTTCCTCTGAATAGAAATGTTCTGCGCCTGTTCAGCCGCAAATACATCAGCCCGGTTTATCTTGTAATGGTCAACAACATCCCTAAACTTGTCGTAATCCAACGCCTTGTCATGCACCGTGTCCAGACTAACTCCAACACCCCTCCCAGCCTTCCACTTCGCTATCTTCTCAATATCGTACGTCCCGTCAGCCTCAATAGGCATCCCATGCTTCTTCCACTCGTAAACAGTCCTAGGCCTCTTCCCAAACGCCTTCGCAACCCCAACCAGCGTCTTCACTATCGTCGGCATCGGGAGAAGATCAGTCATCAGTAAAACCCATATAAAAAAACCTTTTTGTCGGAGAAGTTTCTAGGGCAGATATAACGCTATTCCGACCCCCCGGCACCCCCAAGCCCCCCCCCGGGGCCTTCCTACTGTAAGATTGCACGATGGGTAGGTACATCCATAAGGATACCAGGCACTTAGGTTGAAAGTATACATAATGATAGTTATCAGACCTTGTAATGATATCAGCCACTTACAGATCAGGTGATATGCTATCATCCGACTTACAGTGGTTTAACCAGGCCCGATGTTGCAACATTATGTTGCACCTGGATAGTTTTTACCCACCCCATTATGGGTGTAAAACATATCATTTCTATCTAGCCCCCACATAAGTTCCTTTATTGTCAGTGGGAGGTATGACATATTGCCTGCTATGCTGAAGCTATCCGAGCATATTGCATTTAGGTCTTGGTTATTCATTGTTCTCCTCAATGGTATTCGGTTTTGATCATATCGTTTGACGTTGGTATTCCGTCTTGAGACTGATAGAATTCCTTTGTATTCACCTTAGAGGAGATGAATTGTTCGTTATTATTTAAGTAAGTATTAATAGTCGGCTGTTTCCCACATGTACCTTTTAGCAAAGTGGCTCTTTCTGTGGGGATCTCATGGATGTCGTAGACGTGCTCAATGATTTGGTTTTGGGTATTCCGAATGACATATTTGACTAAATATCCTTTGTCTAATAGTTCACGCATTCCGGAGCGGACAGCTCTTTCTCCATCAGCGCCGTGTCTTGCTATTTCGCTGATATAAACCTTCCAATTGTCGGGAAGAGATAACAGGTGACAAAGCAAACCTTTTGCCTTGAATGACAATGCCTTATCTCTAAAAATGCCGTTATCAATTATAGTGAAGTCTTTGACCTTCGCTTTTCGGAATATCGCCATCATGTTTCACCTTTTTAAAGTCAGCTATAGCGTATCAATCCAACTGATTGATATAATTCAATCTTCTCATTTAGTACATATTGGCGGGGCCTGGGCCTGTTGTTTTGCCTGTTGAATGCGGATTTGTCTCATCCATTGCCAGAGGGGATTGAATGATATCGGCACTTGGCCGACCAACACCATATTGCTCTCTGGGTCATAGGCAAATTTGAACTGATCAAAGCTCGTCAAGGCCTTTCTCCTGCCATAAACTAAAAGAGCGTGCAAACTCTCGCTTGACGCTCGGAATCAATCCATATTTAAAATATCGTTGTAAAGGTTTGTAGTCGTCGAAGCAGAGGCCCATGTATGCGCAATATAGCGCATCATCGGGATGTCTTATTGTCGACTCTCTGATGATAGCCCAGCGTTCTATATGATGCAGAAATCTATGCCACTTGATTTTATTATGAGAGGGAGTTATCGCCAGGGTTCCTTTATTTAAATTCCGTTCTTGGGTGTCGAATCCGCGACTTGTCCCTCATAATAAGAACGGATCATTAATTTTTTGCTTCAGATTATAGATATGAACTCGTAGTTGATTCTTAGTTATTTTGAGTACTTGAACCACTTCATACCTATTTAGTCCCCTACCTAAAAGCATTAAGATTTCACGTTCTCGCTTGGTTAAATATATGTTTGATACAAGGTCGGGTAGGCCGTGGTTATCTATCAACATGCCTACTCATATTATACTCTCCATTTTCAGAAAGCAAGCAAAATCTGACAATTTTGGGTACATTACTGTCCGCCTGAAATGCACGCCATTAAAGGCTTTCGGCTGTTTTGCGTTCAAGACCCCTGCTATGACTAGCTGCAATTTTGAGTCAAATCGTAAAATATCTTTACAGCAGAGTTTACATAATAAGATTGAAATTTATGGGCCTAAAAATATTTATTCTTAATGATTCCAGAATGTTGAATTGATATTTCTAGGTGACTTCAAATTTTGGCATGGGAATTGCTCTATTAAAAGGGTAAAAAGGAGGGTGCGAGATGAAAAAGAAAATACATATCAGGGACGTAGGGGAGAGGTTGCTTTATAACCGGCTATATGATGATGGGTCGAATTGTCTGGCTTTTGCATCTGGTTCCGGCTGTGTTGATAAGCTGGATATCGATCGTTATCACTGGCAAATCTGCCAAGGCTGGGCTTAACCACGAACCGGGGCCATGCCCCAAGGAGGACATCATGAAATGGACAGTACATGGTAATTCGATTTATCATGGTGATTGTAAAATAGCCCAGGTCATTGATGAATCTACACCGGAGGTCTTTCGCGGTATCACTAACGAAAAATGGGATGATTTGTTAATGGATTTTGGAGAAGCCCACAAGTGCGCTGAAATGATAGCCGATGCTCCCCGTCTCTACGAAGAGAACGAGCGGCTAAGGGCGGTCAATGCAGAACTGGTGGGGGCGTGCCAAAAACGCATTGATGAATGGCATTTAAATGACCAGAATTTTGCCAGAAAGGAACCCGACTCACTGACCATGATGCGTAAAGCCCTATCCCGCGCAGGAGGTGAGTAGCCATGCCAGTAACCTACAAAGTGCCGGAGAAGCCAAAGAAGTACCCGCGACCATGGCGCTATACCGTCAGCTTCATAAAGAGAGATGAAAGCCTGATCGAAGCTGTCCGGGCCATAGGAACCAAGGAGCGGAGGAGCCTTAGAAACCTTATCATCATTGCCCTGGAGCAATGGCTGGAAGGGAGGGAGGAGAGATGAAAGTATTAGAAATAAAAACGATTAAAATATGTGCGAAAGTTACG